GAGTGGACGGAAGTTTTTTCACTAGAATCTTGAACACCTAAGAAGCTGTTTAACTGTGCCTCAGAATCGAAATCACCCTTTGAACTACTGTCTTTATATAATGTATATTTATGTGTGCCCTCGTCTTCATCGATAAAGTGATATACTTCATATTTATGGCCGTCCTTATCTAGACTATAATCAAATCTTTCCCCAGATAAATTTGAACCCTCGCTAGGCTCGCCAAAATCCTTTAAAGTTAAATTAGCAATATCAGAGACTTCTGATTCAGTAGGGATACTAATTTCACTTCTTCCAACTTTAGACTTAAACTTCTTCCCATACTTACTAGCAAAGCTTACTAGGATTTTATCGTAAAACCCCTTCATACCTTCACCGCCGACTTTTAGTCCTTCGCCTTTTAAGGTTTTACCAGGCAACACATCGCCATCGTTATTCGTTGATTTAACACCCTTTTCTTCTTTAAACTTATCTAGTATTTCTTTTCCGAAAGTGTCAGCCACTTTTTGGTCTGACATCACTTCATCTACTGCGATGCTTTCGGTATCAGAGATAGCAAAAACCTTCCACTGATTTTCACCTACGTTTTCGTAAGACAGAGAGTTTAAAAACTTTTGCATGGAATATCTATCCGCCTGTTGCTCGCCAGTGGTCCACGCAATCTTGTCGTAGCCACCACGCACAGCCATGTCGATAATCTTCTTCATTGTGAACTCGTGCCAGTTCTTTTTGAAGGGTGCGTCTGGTACGCCGTCGAAATTCTTTTTGTCTTCTAAGTCTTCAAGGTCTCTTCTTTTATCTTTTTCTTGCTCCTCTAAAGAAATGTATTCACCAAGGGCCTTGGTTGTTTCATTAGTCAGAGATTTTGTGGCTGGAGCTCCTGTCCTTCTATATCTATATAGCTCAAGCCGAATCAGTTTTGAGGCATTTTCATCCGAAACGTCATCAGACCTAAAATAAGATTCCAGCTTTTCAAGCGCATCCTCAAGTTTTTTAGAAATAGACTCCAGCTCTTTTTCAAGAGTAGATATTTGTTTGTTTATTTCTTTTTGAGCTTCTTCTTCTTTTTTAGTGTCCCTATATCCTTTTTTCCTACCATCTTGATGCCAGTCCGATTGAATCTCTTCAACAAATAAAACCTTATTGCCTTCAGAGTCTATGCGGTCTTTTAAGCGGGTAGTGGAAAGAATATTTTTTTCATCATAGTGTGATGATTGATAGTTTTCTTTTGACCCGTCTTGCTCAAATTCTCTAATAGCTGTTTTTGCCTGACTAGATCTATAAGAAGCAATCGTCATATTAGCGTGACTATCTGCCGCCTCTTGAACTAACTCTTTTAATTCGTCCGTAGGCATCGCGGTGATTAAATCATCAAGTGCTTTTTGCTGCGCCTCTGTCCTTTTTTCTGTACGCCTAATATCAGAGCTAAATCTTATTGTATTTGATATGCCCTCAGCCGTTGACTCTTCTATATCACCTACACTAATTGCTCGTTCTAAAGTTTTGGCTTTCAAGTCTTTAATTATTTCTATATCTTTTTTTAATCGATCTTGTGCTATCTCTTCTAAGCTATCGGCATCTGCAATTCTAGCCGATCTTTCTTCAGCCGAAAACCCACCTCTTTCTGGCAAAGTAAATAAAACTTCTCTATAGTTTTCGCCACCTGGAAGGGTGTATTGGCCGTATTTTGAATTAGCGTTTTCCTCTAGATCTTCTAAAGTTTGGCCACTATACTCTTCGTCTTGAATACTCAGACCTTCGTTATTGGGCTCATTATTAATATAGTTTTGTGCTGCATTTTCAAATGCGAAAGATGCTATGCCTTCGCCGTCCTCAGAATAAACACCGTAAACAGTGTCGCCCTCGGTAACACCGGAATCGGCTAGTCTTACCTCTTGAATCTCTATCTGATTTTCAGTCAAGAAATCCATTAACTCTGACTTATTAACCTTAGTTTTGCCCTCTAAAAATTCATTAATTCCAGAGTATTGAACTTCTTCAGGCTTTAGATCTTTAATGATAGATCTAACTTGCTCAACTGTGGCAGACTTGCCTTGAATCTTTTGATCTATAACTTGTTGGATTTTATGATAAAAAGCGGGCGCTGGTTTATTATCTAGGTTTTCAGCCGTGGCGGTTTGGTAATAAGGATTATCCCTACGCTTCTCATTGACAATTTCCACATATTGCTGTATATTTACGCTATTACCGCCTGGCTTATCTTGGCGGGCGGGGAGTCCCTGCGGCACTGGCTTGAAACCAGAGGTTCGCAAACTCTCCGATTTTATTTCTTCAGCAAAACTATTGTAAAACTTAAACCCTTCCTTAGTTTCTCTCACTTCTATTTTTGCTAGATAATCCTTTCCATTGAAATTAAACAGGTAGCGAAGAGAATGTACGGCCCTTACATCGCTATCTCTGCCGTCCTTATCTACTTGAGTGTGATGATAAACCGCACCCTCTAAAGCTTTATTTATATTAAGCGCCAATACCTTATTTTCTGGGGAACCTATTGTGTTGGCATTTTTCTTTATGCCAGCCTTATTGACTTCAATAGCCCAGCCTGTATTTCCGTTGGCGAATGATTTTTTTTGAAAATCGTCGGCCATTTTATTAACTAGATCGGAAGCACCAACCTCTGTGTCAGCTTCTAGTGTCGCAATTTCAACAGACTCCGGCAGATTAATGCCTTCAATCCTAGTTTCATTGTCATATATTTTTAACCCAGAACTATTAAACTCTTCTTGATTAAACTGCGCCACTTGTGAATCTATATCTGCACTTATCGGCCCCTGTACTTCAGGATTTCTTATCTCCAATTGATTTTGACCAGTGAATTCTTTTAAGGTTTGGCCCATTCTTTTACTCATTACCTGAGCGAAGCTTTTTTGTATTAGTGCCCCAGCGCTTGCTTCTTTTTGATTTACTTTCGCCTCTGTTAACTGTGATTCAATATCACTTTGAAATTGATCGGCATCTATTTGCTCTTGATCTATTTCAGTTTCAACTTGCTCAGACTCAAGTCGCTGGTCTATTTCAATTTCAAACTCTCTAATCTCTCTAGCATTCATTTCTAGCGGGTCAGTCTTTACTTCGTTTTGAAAGTATTCATGGTGTTCGGTGCCAGCGATCTTGGTAGCATAGTCAGCCGTTGGAATGATTATATCACCGCCGGTCTCTAATGCTTCTTGATAAGAGTCAGCCCCTTCACCTAAGACTTCACTAATTGCTTGCTGTGGGTCTAAGCCTTTAGACTGAAAGTATTCATTCCACTTCTCAACTGGCACAAATACATTTTCAGTATCATTAGCTTTTGCTAGCCGGTTAATTAAAGCCCTTGTTTGTACCGGAGCTGTTTTTGCTATCTCCATTTCAGGCACTTGAATTGCCAGCTCGGTAAAGGCTTGAATCTTTTCTTTTGATTCTTTTACTTGTTTTAAATCACTACGTAGTTTAGTAGCGTTTGTAATAACAGATAAACCGCCGCCGCCTTGAGCACCGGCGCGGGCTGATTCTAGTGCAGCGCTTAGAGTATCTTTATTAAATAGCTCTTCTAGTATTTGGCCAGGAGACATGCTTGAAATTCTACCGTCTTGCATAAGAGTAGCAATCTTACCGGAAGATGAAGTCATTAGCTCTTGTATACCCTCAGTGATTCCTTCACCGCCCATGCCCACGCCAATTTCTTTGGCATAAGCTAGAAAAGCACGCGAAGTCGCAGGGTTTTGTAATATCTTTTTAATTCCTACGCGAGAGAAGCCAGCAATGCCTGGTACTTTAGATAAGGCCATACCAGCCATTTCAAGTGAGCCATTGATTACGCCCGTGATGACGGCAGCACCTTTGGCCGAATCATTATCTAGTAAATCACCGTTAGCATCTTTAATCTTTCTATAATCAAGGTAGGCGAGTGCGCCCTCTGCGCGTCCAGCTTCAAAGGCAATACCTGCTTTCGCGCCAACGACCATTGCCGGAAATGCTAATTTTCCTTTTAACCCCGTGGCATCCTCGGCTTGCATACCAGCTTCTAAGCCAGCCTTTAAACCACGCGGCACACCTTTAATAAAAGCATCTGCTACTGTACCAAGAGTATCTACTGACTGGCCTGGTATTTGTTCAAAGAAGCCGTCTACGCCAAAATTATTGGCATTAAGGTCGCCCATATTTATTTCAATTTCATCTATTCTTTTTAATTCATCTTCGCTTGCAGTACCTAAAAAAGCTTTTTCACCAAGGTCTGTTAGCTCTGATTTTAGACGGTTAGACTTATACTTACCTTTTACAAAACCCCATTGTCTTTCAAAGTAATTAAGGTTAGATAAATCATTTTTTACAGCTGCCGCATATTGTGGGTTTTTAGACATAAACTCAGCCACTAGGGGTGAGCCCTCTCTAAACTTCTTTGCATTAAAGTCTTGTGAACTAGTCTCTAGCTTAACCTTGTCATAGTTTCTTTCAATAAAGTCACCTGGCAAACCTGTCCTGGCTTCTAGGTTTAATATGTCTTGAGCCTTGGCGGGCTCTTTATCAATGGCCTGTCTAAATGCCATATCTAATTTTTTATCTTCAGATTGAGAAGCGCCTTGTAAGAACGAATCTACTTCACCCGCACTTTGTTTTTGAGGCTGAGGGCGAAAGCCACTAGAATCTATTCCGGTGTCTGACTCAATGTCTACGCCTGGTATATCCATACCGCTTTGATTAGCTCTTGATAAAAACGCATCTGTTTCTGTTGCCACTTAATCCTCGTTAGTCCCGCTTATAATTGCATTGTATAAAGCGTAGTTATTTAACTTAACCGCTGCATAGGCTTGCTCTATTTCTCTCTTACTCAAACTTCTACTCTTCGATAAGGCAGAGTTTTTAATACTCTCTATTTCACTTGCTGGTATCTGATTCATAGGAATATAAACACCGTCTTCAAAATCACCGTCTGTTAGCTGAGCCTTTGTTTTGTCTGAGTCAAAGCCCCAGTCATCAACTTTAAACTCAAAAGTATCTTCCATAATTAACTTATCAATAATTTGTTGCTGCTCTTGACCGCTAGTTTTACCGCCCTTATCAACTTCAAATTGCTCGATTTCATTTGCCACTCGGAGTAAAAAGTTAGCTGAAAACTTATCTGATTCTTTCTTTTTCTTAGAGCCGTTTTTTAATCCTGTTTGTACTAGGCCGTTATCTACTAAGCCTTTTTGTACTCTTTGATTTAAAGTTAAAACACGTGACACAAACTCTCTGTCACTGGCACCACGGGACTTTCTGCCCGTAGCTATTAACCACATTTTTTCTGCTTTGGCCTTGTGGGAAGCATCAAACTTAATCCATTCTTTTTTAAACTGAGCCTCACTCATGCCCTTTATTTTATCCTCACCCATTGCCGTAAACTTAAACCAAGCATTCTCGTTATGACTTGCATCATGGTATTTCTCTAAAGCCTTTTGATCTTTAATGGTTAGGGCCGAATAAATAGAAGACGGTATAGCTTTGTTTGCTTCAAGCCCAGGACTGTTTTTCATATACTCTGCCGCTAGCAAGAAGGTCTTTTCTTGTTTGTCTTTAAGAGCTGCATCTGCATCGGCACGTTTTTTTCTAATAATACCAGCGGTTTCTTTTCTAACCTTGGCGTCATCTATTCCCTCAGCTTTTTCGATTGCCTTAGAGTAATCACCCCCAGTGTCTTGCCATATCTGGTCAGCACCGCGCTGAGACTTACCTAATAGACTTGCTTGCTCCAAAGCCTTCATCGTAGCTGCCTTGTGTGAGCCCAGCATTCGGTCTTTGTTGGCATCAAATATAGCTTGAGCTGACTGGTCATCGCCCTCGTCTATGTAGCGAGAAAGTATTCCGTGCAGGTTATCACTTTCTATTTTCTTAATCTCTAAATCTACTTGCTCTTTAGGTAAACCATTTCTATCAGCAAACTTTAAGTATTCATCTTTTTGTATCTGAATATTTTCTAGTGCAGCTTGTGGGTCTCGGTAATTAGATAGGGTTAATTCTTTTTGTGATTCTATATATGATTCAGTGACATTCTTATCATAGGATTGACGCTGTTGCCCCTGGTATTGATTGATTTTTTTGAGTGTGTCTACTCTAAAACTACCAGCTTTACCGGCAAATAATTGCTTTTGCGCCTGGCTTAAGTCTTTAGATATTGCATCATAGTCTTCTCTTGCACCCATTTCATAGTCTTCATGAATTCCAAAGGCGTTTTCACCTTGCTTATACATGAGACCTTCACGCTGGTCATAGAGTCTTTTGTTTTGTCTTTCAGTAAAGGCGTTCATTGCACCTAGTACGCGAGTATTATCGGCATCGTTTTTTAATTTCATGCCGGTTTGAACTAAGTCTTGAGCCGCACCGGCTACATTATTTAACGACTGACCTCCACCAAAAGCCTCTGCCCCTGGCGAGCGAACGTTTGAGCGTCCAGATAAAGCCGCATCATTTACTCTTGTGTTATACTCTGGTATTTTTGGCATCTTACTTACCTATCCTCACGACTTTGCATATCCACTAACACCCGAATAACCTCCAAAGCTTGAGCCTCCGGCACCACTAGAGCCGAAGCCACTAGATGTAGTTTTACCTGAAGTAGCTCCACCTTTACTTACTCCCTGCATAGCAAAGTTAGCCGCCTGCAAACCACTAGTTATCAGCGTATTTCTCGCTTTATTTTTTGCAGCACGTGTGTTCAGCTCAGCTTCAAAGCCAATGTTTTGAGCGTCCATTTTAAAGCCCCAAGCTTCTTTCCATGCGTTTGATTTAATTGTATTTACGTCTTCTTGTAATGACCTTCTACTTGCATCACTTACTTCAGCTGCACTTCCACTATCAACAATTACGCCTTGAGCCGCGTAGCCTGACCTTTGCGTGCCTAGCAGCTGACTTACTTCAAGTTGTAAGTTGGAAGCTTGTTTGTCACCCCTTACTACAGCGTCAGCTGCTTTTGCCTCTGCTAGCTCTGCGTTTTGTCTGGCTAGTTGAGCACTAAATTTAGCCTCTGACTTTATTGCCTCAGACTGCACGTAGCCTTGGTATAAACTTATACCTGCCATTCCCGCTGCTCCAACACCGCTTGCGCCCATATTAACCCTCTCTCACTGGCACCCAAACAACAGGCGCGATTGATGATATTGTTAAAGGCACGGGGTCTACTTGTCTGATAAAGACTCGACCGTTTGAATTCCATTCAGGCAAAATATTTACGTGTACGTCACCTGTTTGCAGTGCAATGGGGTCCGTTAAATCTTCCGTGTCTCGTAGTTTCATTTCAGTTAAGTTTTCTAATAAGTCTGTGCCAGCTGGTTCTTTTGGACCAAACCAACCGCCGCGTGAATTATTTAATTGCACCGATACACGCGAAACATTTTTCTTTTTATCAATTAAGCTTTGAGCGCCTTGCGTGTCTATATTTAAGGTTTCAATGTCAGTAGTGTAGGGAAGGCCAACATGGACTAATCCATAAGCTTCACTTAGCGTAATGCTTCCGTTTGTAACTGTTAAGGTAGTATAGTCAGGATTGTTTGGGCTTGCCTCTACAAAGCCGTCAGCAAATACGGAAACTTCAGCGCCTTCTAAGTGCCACAAGCCACTAATAGTTGTTGCCGCTAAAGCTGCTACTGGCAAGGGTTGGCCTCGAAATATTGCAGGCACTGACTTGTCAGCCTGTACAACAAGATTGTTCGCACTGGTATATCCGGTTACTGTTAACCGTAAGTATTCACCGTTTTTTCTAAACGTATATATGTTGCCAACCATGCCGGAAACAAAGTCTCCAAGACCCGAATATAAAGTTAAATCTTTTTCAGCGCCCCAATCTGTACCGTTAGCAAATAAAATCAGGCCACTAATACCGACACTTGTGCCGTCATAGGTTAGGTGAGAATCTAAAAAAGCATTTTCTTTTACATCAATTACTTGTCTTGTGCTCATGCGCTCTACACATTTATAGACATTGCCAGTAGAGTCTCTTGTTCTTTCTACGACCACATAAACCACATCTTCCGTACCCTCAGTAACCACGCACACATCTTTAAATAAGCCGGCAGTATCGTGTCTAGACCAACCTAAAATATTTTGCTCCCTAACATACGTTAAGCAAAGCAGTGTGCCGTCATCACGCACGCACCACAAAAGATTGTCTGGGGTTTGTTGAAAATCCCAAGACGCTAGAGTTTTACCCTTAAATAAATGTTTACTAAAAGTCGTTAGGTCATCTCCTCTATAGCCGTCTACTGCAAAGTCATAACCTATGCTTCTAATGGCTGAGCCCCTGGCCTGAACGTATAGAGCGGTTGAATCAATAATGATTGGCTCTAATATTTCGCTAGCGCCATTATAAGAGTTTTGTCTTAAGTTAATTTCTGTCGGCGTGATCGCGCCACTTGCTCCGCCCTGAGCTACAAACTCGCCGGATGAAGTAAATAAAATCAAAGCGTTTAAATCTACTGCATGGTGTATTTTAGAATATTTTTTGCCAGCAATTTGAAAGCTTACTCGACTATCGGCCCTTGGAGTTGAGGAGTCGTTAAAACCCCTAAAGTTTCCGATGTCTGATAGACGGGCTAATTCGGGAATATTATTTGTTGAAAATAAGCCAAGCCTTTGCTGGTAATATGCAATAGCTGAAGGGTAGTTATCCGTATCTCTAAAAACATCGGCGTATACTTTCGGTGAGTCAGTGAGATCTGGCGTCGCCCCTACATCTACAAAACTATAAGAGCCAACTAATCCCGATACGGCTGGCACTATGCCTATTAAGCCATATACTCCATTATCTTCTCTGTATATATTGAAATTAAATTTACTCGTAGAGTTAGTGAAGAAATCAAAGTCTATTGTAATAGGGTTTGAGGCCGTTGGTGCTGCAGCACTTGTTACAGCTAAATATGTGTTGGCTATTTCAGGGCTACCAAAAGTAGAGAAGGTGCCATAATTTGTTGAGTCTACACCTATTAATTCAAAGGTCGTTGTAGAGGTTACGTTTATTATAGCTCTTCTTGAACTAAGCTCTAACATTCCAGTGATAAATCTAGGAAATTTTACTTCATCTCCGGTAACAAAGCCATGTGTAGCGCCCGTTGTTACTACCGCAGGGTTTGCTTTAGTTATTGACGATATTGAAACAGAGGCGGCTGTACCAGATAAACTTTCCGTGCCTGTTTCTAGTTCGTATGCCGTCACCTTATAGCGGTAGGTATTTGAACCAGAGCTCTTTGTGTCTAATGCTATAGAATCGGGTGAAAAGGGCTCTGTTGAAAACAGATCTAACATTAACCAATCCGTATCGTCTGTTCTAAATAGATTTTTAGGAGCGTAGTCTGGGTGTACAATGCTGATTCTATCTGTGGTCTGTGCATACTTTAACAATGCCACATCTTCATGCTGGTAGGGCGTAGCAAGGGAATATATTTTCTTAATAGTCCCGCCGCTTGCGTAGGCCGTAAACGCACTTGAATCAATATCTGCCGCTGTGTCAAACTTGTCGTCTAAGGCTTTTATTTCAAAAGTATTAGCGCCGGTGTTAACGTTTTTAACTTCCACGTAGCGAGCATTTAATTCAGTCATACCAACAATGCCAGAGATATAAACAACATCTCCGTTGGCATAATTATCTGAGCCAGAATAGGTAATTACACACGGGTCAGCCTCACTAATGGCTGTAATATTTTGTGCTGTTTCAAATACATAAGAGCCATTTTTTATTACACGCATGTATTCGTCACCGAATTCTAATACGTAAGATACTGTATCACTTAATTCAAAGGGTATTAACTTAACATTGTGAGCGGAGTTAGCCACTTGGCCAACAAACTGAAAGCCAGATCTGTTTTCTGCACCGCCTACACTTAAGACATAAGCATTTTTTAAAGTCTTTAAGCCTGTAGCATAGCGAGTAATATCAGCCCTTGAGTAAAGCCCTGGGTCTATCTCGCCACTAGAAAAATTTCTCTGCATTACAGTAGTCAATCTCTAACCCTCTCAAATGAACTTCCAGGCTCAGGAAGTAATTGCTCTTCATTGGCCGCATTAGATTGTGCCTTTGCTATCTGCAAGAAATACATATTCATTGCTTTTTCTTGTCTATTAAAAGCATCTCCGCCGGTAATTCTAGGCGCGATCATACTAGCAAGTAAGTAGCTTTGAGCCATAACAAAAGACATGCTAAATATGTTTAGGTCCGTAATTTCTTTGGTGTATTTAATTGTTGCGGGGCTTTCATTACAAAATATTAGTCTGCCCGTAGCATCACTACCTATTTGGTAAGTTGGCCTTGCATCACTTGGTGTGTGAACAGTGCCGGTCACTATACCTCTAATGGCTAAACAGCCTGAAGGGTAGCGATATGATCTTGTATAGTCTGCGTTTGGATTCTCTGAAACTAAAGCCAGATCTGCATACTGACGTGCAAACGGCCAATCAAAGTCTTCTAGAACTTTTTTCTTTGCTATCTCAAAATAAATTCTACAAGCCTTCGCCTCGGCTGATTCATCCGTATCGTGATCTTGAATCATCGCGTGAGCCCCTAAGTGCCCAAGTGCCATGTTATCAATTTCTGTTTTAGTCGTCATAGTTTCTCTTCCTTAAAAGGTGAGGGGGATAAAGCGTAACAAGCCCTGGCCCCCTCGTTTGCGTTCAACTAGTGCATGGACACTAGATCACGTCTTCATCTTTTGGCTTATCTTTTGATTTTGCCTTCATAGACTTAACCGCTTCTTTTGATTCAGCTGCGCCTACTTCTTTCATCCATTTACCTGGCTTGCCTTCATACTCGAAAACTTCACCGGCCATACGGATTTTCTTCCCGTCAAAACCTTTTTTAATAGCCTTAAATTGTTTCTTAGCCATTTAAATACTCCTTATAAAGCGTCTGGATAAGCTTTGCTAGATTGAATGTCTTTAACAATCGAAGCAGTAAATTTACCAGCCGTTAAGTTAGCAGTACCAACCGTGTAGTTTAAGCGCATATAACGCTCGTCTGCACCAACAGGTACCGGAAGATAGAAGCTATGACCAGCTACCAAAGTGGCTTTTGGAATTGCCGCTGTAGTAGCAACAACTTTTGCGCTACCGAAAGCAGGGTCACTATCAACTTCTAGGGCTACTACCAAAGTAGAAGCGCCAGCTGATACAGCCGCTTCATCAACGTTTACGAAAACATGCAAGCCTTCAGAAACGCCGATATCTCTAGCTGCACCTAGATCAATGTTGTTAGTTGAAGCAGCGGTTGCAGTAACCGCTTGCTCACTTGAGAATTCTAATTGTTTATCTGTATACATTTTTAAATCTCCTTATAGATTAATTAAATTAAGATACTGCCGCTTCGCTGTTTAAAATAGCGTCTACTCTTCTTACTGGCACACTGTCAAAAGCCATAACTTTCTTGCCAGCCGCCTCGTCTAGAGAAAGATGAACGTTATTTTTATTAGCCATTTGTCTGCGTAGGAAAGAAGAAATAGTACGGTTACAATAAAATGCCGCGCGACCCATATTCAAGTTTGGAACTAATTCGCAAGCTTGAGCCATTAGATCAATTAAATCTGCGCCAGTTGCCGCGTCTTTAGTTAAGTCTGATACATCAATGTTAGCTATTCTAACAACATATCTCCAATCACGTAGAACTAAACCACAATCCCATTTGTAATGAGTGCGGTAGCCTTGATACAAACCGCCGTTAGCATCTTTTAAAGTCTCTTCGCCTAGATCTTTATGATGAAGACCAGCCATAGAACCTTTTGGATAGATACCGTGAACAGTGTTTTGACCCCATACCACTAACCAAATAGAAGTATTGTCTGAACCTGAACCGCCTGCGCTTAATACATGAGAAGCATTTTCAGCACTCAATGAGTTATAACGAGGAGCTAAGCCCATGAATTTTTCAGGGTCTTCAGCCGTGTTACCGTAAAACAAAGTTTCAGTGTAGGTCTGATTCATACCTTCAAGAAAACCTCTGTCTTCACTTAAACGAAACGCCGCAGTGTTACCGTTTAGGTCTGCCAAAGACTTATCTACTTCAGCGTATGACTCAAGCATACCGCAAGAATCTTTCACTTGAACAGTAGTTGATTTACTAGGTTGAACACCGTAGTTTAACTGTCTCCAAGTAGCCATAGGTAAACCACTTCTAATTGTAGTTTTGTGACCTGAGCCGTCGTTTGCTTCTACCATAGAGGCGTCAGCGATTACTTCATTTGTTTCAGATAGAATTTCAACTATTGATTTTGCTACCTTACCTTCTTCTGTTCTACTTGCTACATCGAGCATAGTAGGGTTTTTATTGCCAATTACAGCCATTTTAAAACTCCTTTAGTTTTATGTTTTTGTTTCAGGGTAGAGAATGTTTTCATGACTTTGCGGCGGCTCTTCAACCACACTTGCACCCCCATGTACAAACTTATCGTTTGCCATTGCTCTACCTACTTTTGCGAATAAACGAACAAGACCAGGATGATTCCCGTAACCTGATTCATTTAACTCTTGCCTAAACTCTTCTGAGCCAAAGCGATCAACGACAGATTTGGCAGCTACTACAGACTCGTTGAACCTGTCTCCACCAATTTCACTGTCTTGTTTTATCTGGTTAACCCAGTCACTTTGTACTTGCTCAAACTGAGCCTGATTTCTTGAAACGAAACCTTGCACCACTTTTTCATCCCGACTTAAAACATCCTGAGCCTCTTCATTGGTTAGTCCTTTCTGTTTTGCGTATTCAGAAATTTCTTCCAGGGCTTCAGCGCTTAATCGGGAATCTTCAGAAAGTTTAAGCTCATACTTTTCAGGTATGATTCTTTCTTCCGGCTTTGATTTAGTTTCTACTTCTTGTTTAACCTCAACCTCTTCAGCCTTGACGTCAGTTGTTGGCTCGTCAGTTTGGGTTAATATGGTAGACTTATCCGTGTTGGTTGTATCTTGAACGGACTGTGTTGCCTCTTCCATTAATTATCTCCTTTAATTGTCATGTTTTCTTGTTGCATTTTTAGCCATAGATCAGGGTCAGCATCTTGTGTTTCGCGCATAATATAAAAGCCCACATCTTGCTTGCCAGAATTGTAGTGAATGCGCGCTGACTGCTCGTAGATAGATTGAAAAGACTTGCAGTGACCCATGAGTCGCCAAACAAATCGGCGTCCTTGTATTGTGTTCATTACAAAGCGCATGTCTTGAATCTCTTCTGAGCGTTTGAATTTTTCTTTTTGATTGGCACTGGCTACTTGCTTTTCACTAGCAGCGTTTTTCACCATTGGTTTTGATTGATTATTCATCTACAAAGCCCTCACTTATTTGATTGGCGCCCGCTTCATCAATCATTCGGTCAAGAGCTGAGTCCTGACCCATAGGTGTCTTACCTAGATTTTGTGCGGCACCGGCCATTTGTTGCATTTGTTGCATTTGCTGAGCTTGGGCCTGAGCCTGAGCCTGAGCTTCTCTCGCTGCTTGAACTTCTTCATCTGACTTAACAATGCCTGGAGGAATGGAAGTAATATCGCCGTAAGTTTCTATTAATTTATCTGCGCTGATTTTATCTAAAACACTTGGGTCAAAGCTAGCGACTTGCCCTGCGTATTGAGTGAAGCGATCAACTGCACCGATAGTGATAAGTTTTTGCGCCTGTGCCATAACAGATATGTATTCAACTTTTAATACAACACCGCTTAGCTCTTCAGGTATTTCAGGCAACAGACCTTGTTTGATATGTAGGTCAAAGGCAATGTCAATTAATGGGTCTAGTAAATCTTGATTTAATTGTTCAAGCACGGGCCCTAAAGCTAATAGTTTTTCTTCATGACGCTCTTCAATTTCACGCGCTGTAATTTGGCGACGATCTGAGCTGGCTAGCATTAAAAATAAATCTTCAAAGAAAGCTCTTTGAATTCTATGCCTAACTTGTTGTTGCTTGTTTTCCATTAAGTCCACGCGAAAGTTGACTTCATGTAGGGCTCTTAAGCCGCCCACACCGCCTGGGGTATCGTCATAGTTTACGTCACCTGGAAGTAGTGAGACTTTTTGATTTCTTAAGTTCGATGAACCTACAAGTGGCGGGTTAATCATCTTCTCTAAGGCTTGTAGAGTTTTTCTTTCACCCTGTTGTAATTGTTTTACGTCACCAAGAGCTACCATGCCTGGGCAATCTGTCCCGTAAGCATCGCCGCCGTTTACTTCCCAGCGTGGACATAGAACAGGAAAGTAGTCATAGCCTTTTTTACTAAGGTAAACATCTTCGCCGCCTTTAGGCTTAGAGTCTTTTTCATAATATATAGATATGTATTTCTTGAATTCTGATTCTAGTTTGTCTTTACTATATTCTTGATTAGGCTTTACAGTGTGGCATACTTCAACCCATTCATCATGTAAGCCACTTTCATACTTTTCTTTTACGGCTTCAGATATATTTGACCAGTCGATTTTACTTGTTTCATCTTTACCAAACTTTGAAACAATCTGTCTCACTGTCATCTTGAAGGTTCGTGTAAACACATCAATGCGTAGCTTTTCATTGTTTGCAATGGAGTAAGAACCAATAGCCATAGGAAAGGTTTGAAAAACTTCCTCACTATCTTCATCTATAAAGAGGGCCGCCGTACCGAATGCGCCCATGTCTCCATATATAATAGGCAAAGAATTATAGAGATTAGATCTTAAAAAGCTAACTGATATAATATTAGATACGTCATGAAGCCACTTCTTAACAGACTCCATTTGGTTTAGTTCGTCATAGGGCGTGGCTAGTTTAAACCAAGGTCTTGCCGGCGAAGTCACTCCACTCATCATGCCGGAGGCCATAGTACGTAGGGCCATTGTGGCCGTAGAGTCTAGAATCTTTTG